CAAGCACATGATGTGTGATGTGTACGTGTGTCATGCACGGGTGGGCAGGGGCCATGCGGGGGGTATACGTATATATACATGTACTCATACACAGAACAGGGAAATATGACTGTTAACCACTATACACATAAGGTGGTTTACATACTCGTAGGTACGTTATACTATAACAATATACGTGCTATCACTAGGTAACGGAATGTTTCAGTATATCACATAATGTTACAACTGTACGATTAGGGGTTGACATGTATTATATAATGTGTAAAACTATATATGTTAGTTAGGGTAGGGTCACTATAAGTGATACACGTACAGTATACACTTATAATCACTTATACTAATCTCTTAAATATTATGTAACTATAATTATATGTAAGTATACACGTACAGTGATACACTTAAATGGTAACTTGCCGTAGGCGAGTCCTTTTATATTTGTACAAATTAAGTATTGACAATGACAAAGAAATCAGTAAAACTATATACAGATAATGTTCTTGAAGAATTTTACCGACATGTATTAGACGGTAATCTTGAGAACTTACATATTCCCCATAGCGATGTATTCTATGTAAAGACTGCAGTGGAGGCCCACTATGGTCGTAAATTTACATTAGAGCATGTAGAGTGGGCTATGCGTGAAGAAGGATGGACGGATGGCTAAAGATCCTAGACTAGAACGTGCGGGTGTATCGGGCTTTAATAAACCTAAGCGTACACCTAACCACCCTAAGAAGTCACACGTAGTTGTGGCTAAAGAGGGTGATACGATTAAGACTATTCGTTTTGGTGAGCAAGGCGCAAGTACTGCGGGTAAACCTAAGTCAGGTGAAACAGATAAAATGAAAAAGAAACGTGCATCTTTTAAAGCACGTCATGCGAAAAACATTAAGCGTGGTAAGTTGAGTGCAGCTTACTGGGCAGATAAAGTTAAATGGTAAAGGAACTATAAAATGGGCGCTCTATCTAAATTAGCTAAAGTAGGAAAGAAAACTAAAGATGTAGCTAAAAAAACTAAAGCTTCAATGGAGGCTGCTGAAAAGAAACGTAAAGCAGCAGCAGCAAAAAGTAAACAGGGTAAAGCAAAAGCAGCAGCCAAAGTTACAGAGAAAAAAGGTTCTATCGCTAAAAAGATGACTGTCAGTGCTACCGATATTAAGCAAGCTAAAACGGCTAATCAATTTGCTGCTATGCAAAGGCGCATTGATGACATGCCAGACGGTAACAGTAAAAAGATGATGCAAAATATGTTAGACAGGCAGCGTAAAGAATTTGAAAAAATGCAGTCTGAAGAAGTATCACGTGCCTCACGTAAGTCTGCACAGTCTGCTTCAGATCGTAAAGCTAAACCTGTAACACTTCCCCCTATGCCTTTCGCTAAAGGTGGCCTCACTAAACCTTCTGCAAGTCAGTCTGGCCTGAAGAAACTGCCTACTGCTGTACGTAACAAAATGGGCTACATGAAGAGTGGTGGCAAAGTTACTAAGGATCACGTAGACATGCGTAAGGGTGGCTTGTTCAAATAGTGAGCATAGAAAGTGATATACGGGATTGGTCTAGTAAAGTATTAGAAGTACCTAACGATGCTCTTGGTGGTTTACCCGCATGTCCTTATGCACAGCAAGCATGGAAGCAAAACAAAGTACGTGTAGTAGAAACTAAGCACCTTGGCATTGAAGCTATTACACAAGCTAATATGTTTGATAATACATATGACTTAGTTGTAGTTGCATCATATTACTTTCCATCACCGCTGCAGCTTAAAGAGTTTACTACAATTTTAAACGATACGTACACACCTAGAGATTTGCACATAATGGAGTTTCATCCTGACTACGGTGCAGAAGATGCAGACTTAGACTTTTTATATGAGCATGAGTGGGAGTCTGATATAGAAGATGAATACGCTATGTTGTTTATTCAATCTTTAAGTAAAGTAGATGACGCAAGTTTACGGTTAGAAAAATTAGGATACTATAATGTGTATCCTCAAGACGAGTATGAAGCACTCGTATTAGATAGAAGGCAACGGAGACAGAAACAATGGCAATGAAACCTAGAGCAATGAAAAAGAAAACACCTATGCGTGGCGGTGGTATGGCTAAAAAAACCATGATGCGTGGTGGCGGTATGGCAGCTAAGAAAAAAATGATGCGTGGTGGAATGGCTAAGAAGAAAAAGTAATGACACTTATCTCTCACTTTCCTTTACCTAGTTTTCCTTTTCAGACGCATGATAACATTGTGTTTGAGAAGGCAGACAAGGATAGGTCCAGTAGAAATAATGAAGAATACAAACCAGAACAACCTAATCGCATTACTCCTGATACACCAGTAGAAGATCTAAAGCTAGTAAATCAGATGTATGCGTACAATCCTAATCCAAATAAACTACGTACTCCTGATGGACAGATCGTAGACTTTATTATTGCATAATGCATTTAGTGCATAACGGGATTGCAATCTTAACTATTATATGTTATAACTAAGTATGATATAACTATCTCTGTAAGGGTAAGTAACTCTTACCTACATATATAGGAGATAGAATATGTTAAAACGTATGTTTAAAAAGTTACAACAGAATCAGCAACGCAGAGCCGACTATTGGATTCTTATGAATCTAAGTGATAAGGAACTGCATGACATGGGGATCAGTAGAGGTGAAGTCAGGCAAAAAGTCTACGGTTAATGCGGCAGGAAATTATACTAAGCCTACTATGCGTAAACGTCTTGTCGCATCCGTTAAAGCTGGGAGCAAGGGTGGAAAACCCGGACAGTGGAGCGCACGTAAGGCACAAATGGTCGCAAAGCAATATAAAGCAAAAGGTGGGGGCTACAAGTAGTGGCCCTCTCTAAGTCTCAAAAGTCTTTAAAGAAATGGACTAAGCAAGATTGGCGAACTAAAAGTGGCAAGCCTAGTGCTAAGACTGGTGAGCGTTATCTACCTGCTAAGGCTATTAAGTCTCTTAGCAGCAGTGAGTATGCAGCTACAACCAGAGCTAAACGACAAGGCACGAAGGCAGGTAAGCAGCATGTGGCTCAACCTAAAGGCGTTGCAAAGAAGACCGCTAGATTCAGGAGAACTTAAATGACAATAGCTATGGAAAAAATACTAGCTTGGAAAATTATGCCACGTCTTATGATGTTGGTTATGACCGTTATGTATATACGTGTTATAGAATGGTTTATGTCTTTGCCCCAAGGTGAGGTAAGTACACAAGCTACAGCACTTACTGCAACTGTTACTGGTGCTATGACGGGTGCTTTTGCTGTATGGTTAAATAACGAAAAATGATTGGTCAGATCTTAGGAGCAGTAGGTGGACTAGCAACTACATACCTTGATGGTAAAGTAGCTGTACAGAAAGCTAATGCTGAGATTAAAGTAAAGCAAGCTACTGGTGAAATAGACTGGGATCTTGCTGCTATACAAGCTACACAGAATAGCTGGAAAGATGAGTGGATTACTTTACTTTTTTCTATTCCGTTAATTTTAGCGTTCTGTGGAGATTGGGGTAATAACATTGTGCAAGCTGGCTTTGCTGCACTAGAAACTATGCCAGCGTGGTATCAGTATAGCCTTGGCGGTATTGTAAGTGCCAGCATCGGTATTCGTTCTGTAAGTAAATTCTTTGGGAAAAAGTAATGGCATTTAAATTAAGCAGTAGAAGTTTAAAGAAACTAGAAGGTGTAGATGAAGGTATTGTATCAGTAGTTAAAGATGCTATTGGTATTACGAAAGTAGACTTTGGTGTTACCTTTGGACTACGTACACTAGAAGAACAAAAGAAACTGTACGAATCTGGTAGATCACAGACTATGAAGTCTAAGCATCTTGAAGGTCGTGCTGTAGATCTAGTCGCATACTTTGGTTCTGACATTTCTTGGGAACTTAATGTCTATGATGACATCTGTGATGCTATGGCTGAAGCCGCTAGAAAGAATGATGTAGCAATTAAATGGGGTGCTGCATGGAGTGAAGGAGACATTCGACAGTACGCAGGTACTGCAGAAGATGCAATGAATGCATATGTAGATCTCCGTAGGTCACAATCCCGTAGACCATTTATTGATGCCCCACATTTTGAGATGATGTAATGGCTAGAGAATTAACGGAACGCCAACAAAAGTTTCTTGCAGTCCTTATGGATGAGGCAGGTGGCGATGTTACTATGGCTAAGAAACTTGCTGGATACTCTGAGAATACTTCTAACACTGAGATTACAAATAGTCTTAAAGAAGAGATCATTGACGTAACACATAGCTACTTAGCACGTAATGTACCCAAAGCTGCAATGGCTATGGTTAGTGCACTATACGATCCTACTGAGCTAGGTATTCGTGATAAGATGGCAGCAGCTAAAGAGCTACTTGATCGTACTGGTTTAGTTAAAACGGAGAAGATGCAAGTAGAAGCTAAAGGTGGTGTAATGCTTATGCCAGCCAAGCAAACACAGGATGATGATGACTAAACCATTAGGACAATGGAAACTACCACAACCGACAGACCTACAAGAAGATAATGAATGGGTTCCTATTCCACGTGTAGCACGTACCGTGCCCTTTGGATATGAAATAGATCCAGACGATACTGGAATCCTCTTGCCAATTGAACACGAACTTGATATGCTTGTAAAAGCCAAGAAGTACTTAAAGCAGTACTCTTATCGTGAGGTAGCCAACTGGCTGACTAGAAACACTGGCAGAACTATATCTCATGTAGGATTAAAGAAACGGTTAGATAATGAGCGACGAAGAAAAAACAAAGCTGGAAGCCTACGCAGATGGGCAGACTATGCGAAAAAGGCAATCGCCAAAGCGGAAGAACTTGAAAACAACCGCATCGGGGCGAAAGAGCAAGACAACCAAGAAACAAACGCAGCCTGAACCAGCAAAGATAATAGTAGATGACCTTGCTCCTGTAGAAGAGCAGCATAACATTATCTTTAAACCTAACGCTGGCCCACAGACAAACTTTCTAGCAGCAGGTGAGCGTGAGGTTCTATATGGTGGCTCTGCAGGTGGGGGTAAGTCATACGCTATGTTGGCTGACCCATTACGGTTTATGGGCCATCCAGCCTTCTCAGGATTGCTCCTACGACATACTACAGAAGAACTAAGAGAACTTATCTTTAAGTCACAGGAAATGTACCCTAAGATCTGGCCCGGTATTAAGTGGTCTGAACGTAAGATGCAATGGACTGCACCATCGGGTGCCAGACTGTGGATGTCTTACTTAGATAAAGAAGATGACGTATTACGCTATCAAGGTTTGGCATTTAGTTGGATAGGCTTTGACGAACTTACTCAGTGGCCTACTCCCTTTGCTTGGAACTACATGAGGAGTCGCTTGAGATCTACAGCAAATGATTTGCCTGTATATATGAGAGCTACTACTAACCCCGGAGGTAGAGGCCATCATTGGGTTAAAAAAATGTTTATTGATCCTGCTCCGCATAATAGAGCGTTTGATGCAACAGACATTGAAACAACTGAAGTATTACGTTATCCTGCTGGACATGAGAAAGCTGGTAAACCTTTATTCAAACGTAAGTTTATACCTGCCCGTCTTTCCGATAATCCTTACCTAGCTGCACAAGGTGACTATGAAGCAATGCTTCTGTCTTTACCTGAACAACAACGTAGGCAATTACTAGATGGTGATTGGGATATTAAAGAGGGTGCAGCCTTTACAGAGTTCGACAGAAACATACATGTAGTTGAACCCTTTCGTATACCAAGTAACTGGGTAAAGTTTAGAGCATGTGACTATGGGTATGGAAGTAAGTCAGGAGTAGTTTGGTTTGCAGTATCTCCTAATGAACAATTAATTGTATACAGAGAACTATACGTAGGTAAAGTACTAGCTGCAGACTTAGCAGATATGGTATTGGATTTAGAGGCTGAAGATGGAAATATTAAGTATGGCGTTCTTGATAGTTCTTTATGGCACAAGCGTGGTGATACTGGCCCATCATTGGCTGAACAAATGATTCAACGTGGATGTCGGTGGCGTCCATCTGATAGATCTAAAGGCTCACGTGTAGCTGGTAAGAATGAAATACATAGGCGGCTACAGGTAGATGAATTTACGGAAGAGCCTCGTATGGTGTTTTTTAATAACTGTACTAATATGGTTGCCCAACTACCAGCCCTACCCATCGACAAAAGAAACCCAGAAGATATTGACACCACCTCCGAAGATCACTTGTACGATGCTTTGCGATATGGTATCATGTCCAGACCAAGGTTTAGTATATTTGACTACGACCCAAACGGAAGACCACAAGGTGGTATGCGAGTAGCAGATGCTACCTTTGGTTATTAACAGCAATGGAAATATAAATGGAAGAAGATACAGAAGGTTTTATTGAAGACGATGCCATTATTCTAGAAGATAGTGATGACTCAACTATTGATGATGCAGACACTTCTAAAATAATTCCGTTTATTATGGAAAAATACAATCGTGCAGATGATTATCGTCAGCAGGATGAGGATCGTTGGTTACGTGCGTACCGTAATTATCGTGGCTTGTATAGCCCAGACGTACAATTTACTGAAGCAGAAAAGTCTAGAGTATTTATTAAAGTAACTAAAACAAAAACACTAGCTGCCTATGGTCAGATTGTAGATGTATTATTTGCAGGACAAAAGTTTCCGCTTACTGTAGATCCTACAGAGCTACCTGATGGCGTAGTTGCTGATGTAAACTTTGATCCTAAAGAGCCTGAACAGTTACGTGAGTCTGGATTAAATGAACCTGTAAGTCCGTATGGCTTTAGGGGAGATGGCAGAGAACTACCTGCAGGTGCTACATCTAAAACTCTTTTAGAAAGTCTAGGACCACTTAAAGATAAACTAGAAGGCATAGATGGTGTACGTGAAGGTGTAGGCAAAACTCCTACAGCAATTACATTTAGCCCAGCAATGGTTGCGGCTAAGATGATGCAAAAGAAAATACACGATCAGTTAGAAGAGTCTAGTGCCAGTAAACATTTACGTAGTACTGCATTTGAGATGGCATTATTTGGTACGGGTATTATGAAAGGCCCGTTTGCTGTAGATAAAGAGTATCCTAATTGGGGTGACGATGGAGAGTATTCTCCTATGATGAAAACAATACCTCAAGTATCACATGTATCTGTATGGAATTTTTACCCAGATCCAGACGCAAACAATATGGAAGAAGCTCAGTTTGTTATTGAGCGCCATAAAATGTCACGTACTCAACTGCGTAACTTAAAACGTAGACCGCACTTTCGTTCTAATGTAATTGAAGAAGCGGTACAGCTTGGTGAAAATTATAATAAAGAATCGTGGGAAGATGATTTAGCTGACTATGCACCAGAGCATGGTGTAGAGCGTTACGAAGTTCTTGAGTATTGGGGTATGGTAGATACCGATATGCTAGAGGAACAAGGCGTAGATATTCCACAAGAACTGTCTGAAGTAGAAGAGCTACAAGCTAACGTCTGGATTTGTAACGGTAAACTACTTCGCATGGTACTTAACCCGTTTAAACCCGCTAAGATTCCTTACATGGCTGCACCATACGAGCTTAACCCTTACTCATTCTTTGGTGTAGGTATTGCAGAAAATATGGATGATACACAAACATTAATGAATGGCTTTATGCGAATGGCTGTTGACAATGCTGTATTATCTGGTAATCTTTTAATTGAGGTTGATGAAACTAACTTAGTGCCGGGTCAAGATCTATCTGTATACCCCGGCAAAGTATTTAGACGCCAAGGTGGAGCACCGGGGCAAGCTATCTTCGGCACAAAGTTTCCTAACGTTGCTGCAGAAAACTTACAGTTATTTGATAAAGCAAGGGTACTAGCAGATGAGTCAACTGGATTTCCATCTTTCGCTCATGGTCAAACAGGGGTCAGTGGTGTGGGTCGTACTGCTTCTGGCATTTCTATGCTTATGGGTGCCGCACAAGGTGGTATAAAGAATGTAATTAAAAACGTAGATGATTACTTACTACGTCCACTAGGCGAAGGTCTATTTAGATTTAATATGCAGTTTGACTTTGATCCAACAATCAAAGGTGATCTAGAGGTTAAAGCACGTGGTACTGAAAGTCTTATGGCTAATGAAGTACGCAGTCAACGTCTTATGCAGTTTATGCAAATCTCCTCTAGTCCTGCGCTTGCACCTTTTGCTAAGTTTCAGTACATTATTCGTGAGATTGCAAAGTCTTTAGAGTTAGATCCAGATAAAGTAACTAACAATATGGATGAAGCGGCTATTCAAGCAGAGTTAATGAAAGGCTTTCAGCAAGAACAGCCAGCACCAGCAGGTGCTAATCCAGCAGATCCAACAGGTGCAGGTGGCGGTACAATAGGTACAGGCCAAGCACCAACCCCTCAAGAACAAGGATTCAGTGGCAATGAACAAGGAGCACCTCAACAAGCTCAAGGGGCTGGTCAACAACCACCAGCAGTGGGAACAGTTCAGTAATTACTTAGATGAACTGATAGCACAGCAACATCGTTCTATGGAACAAACAGATAATGATAAAGTTATGTATAGGTCACAGGGCGCTATATATCAGTTACGTAGATTAAAACTATTACGAGATGAGGTATTAAAATCATGAAAGATCAAATGGAACTTTTTGAAGATGGCGGTCTTAAAGATGAGGGCGGCATGGTAGATGAAGAATCTGGTAATGAAGTTCCTGTTGGTGGAACACGTAAAGGTGTTCGTGATGATATACCTGCAATGGTAAGTGAAGGTGAGTTTGTATTTCCTGAAGATGTAGTAAGATACATTGGCCTAGATAAACTTATGCAGCTACGACAAAAGGCAAAAGTAGGATTAAAACGTATGGAAGATATGGGCCAAATGGGTAATAGCGATGAAGCTACCATACCTGACGATATGCCTATGGATTCACCCGATCTTGTTATTGTAGCTGGTGAAGCACCTAAAGAGATGGCAGAGGGTGGGGCGGTTGTAGATGGAGTTGCTCAAACTGCTGCACCCCGCAGACTTACACCTGAAATACAAAGACCCGAAAGAAAACAGGTAAGTTTTAAACAGCTTATGGGCAAGAATGCTGTAGAGTTTAAGCAGTATCGCAATGCTCAAGGAGCAAGTCTTTTGATTCCTTTTGTGGGAGGTAATCCTATATACCCAATTCCTTCTGGTTATACTTTGTACGATGCAAGCACAGATACTGCCGATCCTACAAGCCCTCAAAATCAAGCTGATGCTATTGCTACTGAAGTGTCTACAGCTATTAATAGAGCTACTGGTAATGATAGAGATGATGATGGACCTGCATCAGTACCTCAAAGTGCTTTTCAAAAAGCTGGCAGTTGGGATATGGATACATCAGGTAAAGATGGCAAGGCTTTACAGATGTGGATTGATGAGGCTACTAAATTTACAAATGGAACATCTACGGTTGTAACAGGTGTAGCCGCTGCATTTGGTTTAGGTTTACCTGTAGCTGCAATGACATCTTTGGAAAAAAAACGAATACTAAAGGGTATTGATGCTAAAATTGCACAGGCCAGAAAAACAGATATGGCAGGTCAGGTAGCTGCATTAGAGGCTATTAAAAAAGATTTAACAGAAAAAACTACAGGTATAAGTTCTGCTTTGTCTAGTTTAACTACTACAGTATCTGACCTATTTAATTTTTCAAATGAACAAAAAGAAACAGCAGTTAATACTGCTAGTAGAGTAACTGAACTAGAAAATACTGTAGCTGAACAACCTACTGCTGCTTTTACTCCTGATGTAGCTAAAGATACTGCTACACCTGCTGTAGATGAAGGCTTTCAACAAGATCAAGCTAGTCAAACTCTTGCTGCTTTTACTCCTACTGTATCGGGTCCAGCAGCAGCAGAGGCTCAATTTGGTGCTCCATTAGGAGATCCTTTAGGTGGAACTCCTCCTGCTGTAGATGAACTAGTGTTTACTCCAAGTTTACCTGTACCACCAGTAAGTGGCTATGATGAAATTAAAGCAGATCCTCGTCTATTAGAATCAGCAGGTGTGCCTTTTCAGTATCCTGCACCTACACCTGTAACTACTCCTGCACCTCAACCTACAACACCTGTAGGTGCTAGTTCTTTTGGTGAGGCACTAACTCAACAAGCGCCTAGTTTAATAGCAGAAGACATACAACAAACAGATGCGTATAAACTAAGATATGGTGATACTGATGCTCAGATGCAAAGTTTAATGCCGCCCGTTGTATTGCCAAGTGCACCAGTAGTAACTGGTTATGATGATGCACCTATTAAATCTTTAACTGATACACGGCAAGAAAAAGAAAAGGCAGAAATTGCAGCAGCAGCAAAGGCAGCAAAAGAAAAAGCTGAAAAAGAAGAAGCAGCAAGGGAAGCAGCAATAGCGGCAGCAGCAAAAGCAGCGGCAGATAAAGCGGCAGCGGAAAAGGCTGCAGAAGAAAAGGCTGAAAGAGAAAGAGTTGCAGCAGCAGCAAAAGCAGCTAGAGAAAAAGCTGAAAGTGACGCTAGAGAAGCGGCTGCAGCAAAGGCAGCAAAAGAAAAAGCTGAGAAAGAAGAAGCAGCAAGGGAGGCAGCAATAGCGGCAGCAGCAAAACGTGACAGAGATGATGACACTAATAGTATTTTTAATAAAACATTAGAAACAACAGGTACGGCAACTAGAACAGGAAGTGCTGCACCTAGTACATCTATTAGACCTACAGCTAGACCAACTACTTCTTCAAGTGACGATAGTAGTAGCGATGATAGTAGCAGTGATAGTAGTTGTGTTATAGCAACTCACGGCGTAGCAACAGGAGGCTTTAGTCTTTTAGATAAAGCAAAAGCAGAGCTGTGGTGTGAGAGAACATATCACAATAAATGGTACGGTGAAGCATTTAGACGTGGCTACCGCTATGCAGGAAACACGGCTATTAAAAAAGGCAATGCAGCAAAACACTATCAAGAGTTTAAAGACTTTGTATTATACGGTAGGGGTCTTAAAAAGGATTGGAAGTCTGCAGTAAATTATTATAAACGAACTATTCAGTTTTTTGTAACTGGACTAATTGTAAGATAGAGGATATAATGGCTGATCAAAAAACATACAACGAGTTTATGTTAGAAGTAAAAGATAGATTTAGGCAGTTGTCAGATAATGATAAAGATGCAATACGTTCTTTACGTGGCACACCTGAAGGTAGAGTACTATCAAAGGTACTAGGAGAAATAGGTCTTATTAATCTAGGAATAGCTAAAAAACCTACGGCAAGATCTAAAAAACGTGGACTAGCAACACGTTAAATTGCTAGATACGCTGGCTACTCATCCCCCATCCAACATGGCTACGGTGGCCCCAGTAAGGAAAATATAATGGCTAATGATATTATGGCAGAAGAAATGCAAACAGAAAAGAAAGTTGCATTTGCTAATCGTAAATATAATAATGAAGACAAACGTAAAAAAGAAGAAGAAGAGTTAGAACAACTTATCGCAGAACAAAAGGGTGAATCTGTAGAAAGTACACAAGAAGCAGAACCTACTGGTGCAGAAGAAAGAAGTTTTAAAAAACGTTACGGTGATCTTCGTAGGCACATGCAAGATAAAGAAAAATCTTGGGAAGATAAGTTTAAACAACTTGAAGGTCAGTTAAAAGAAGTAACGCAACAAGAAATTAAATTACCTAAATCGGATGATGACATTGAAGCGTGGGCAAAACAATATCCAGATGTAGCTGCTATTGTAGAAACTATTGCAATTAAAAAAGCACGTGAACAGTCTGCAGGTTTAGAAGATCGTGTAAAAGAAATTGATGAGATGAGAGCTACAGCATCTCGTGAAAAAGCAGAAGCTGAATTAATGAAGGCACACCCAGACTTTGGTGAGATTCGTGATAGTGACGAGTTTCACGAGTGGGCTGATGAACAACCTAAGTGGGTACAAGATGCACTGTATGAAAATGACAGTGATGCTCGTTCAGCAAGTCGTGCCATTGATCTGTATAAAGCAGACAAGAACATTAAAACAAAGAAACCTGCAAGCACAAAAGATGCTGCACGTTCTGTAAACAGTCGTAATAATCGTAGCCAACCTGAAGAATATGATTCATCTACAATATTTAAAGAATCACAAGTAGCTAAGATGTCACCTCAACAATACGAAAAAGCATCTGACCAAATTATGGAAGCTATTCGTACAGGTAAATTTGTTTACGATATGTCTGGTTCTGCCAGATAAAGCTATTGACATATAATATATTTATGATATAACTATATGTACAATCGGTAGTATGGCCCTGTTAGGTATTAACTACAGTTACCCGTACTACCAATTAACTAAACTATCCGCAAACAACAATACACGCTTTCGGACAACCTAATGTCTCATGGCCCGTTTTGCTAGAAGGTAGGCCAACTTTCTAATAAACGCACCCTAGTAGAATTAGCCTCTGTATAAGTCATTAGTCGTTTGCATCTGTGATTTAATGCTAGGAGAAACTAAAATGGCATTTACATCCGCTGCTGGACATGGCAATTTACCCAACGGTAATTTTTCACCAGTAATTTATAGCAAACAGGTGCAACTTGCTTTCCGCAAAGCATCAATCTGTGAAGCTATTACTAACTCCGATTATTTTGGAGAAATCGCTGCAATGGGCGACTCAGTTAAAATTATCAAAGAACCTGAGATCACTGTTAAAGCATATGAGCGTGGCACAACCATTACACCACAAGATCTTGATGACGAAGATTTCTCATTGACAATCGACAAAGCCAATTATTTTGCCTTCAAGGTCGATGATATTGAGGAAGCTCATTCCCACGTTAATTTCCAAGGTCTTGCAAGTGATCGTGCTGCGTATCGTTTGTCAGATCAGTTCGACCAAGATGTACTTGGCTACTTAACTGGTTTTAAGCAATCAGCTATTCATGGTACACCTGACACAGTTAACACAACTGTCAATGGTACTGTAGCTGTTTCAACTGCAGGTACAGATGAACTGTTGTCTTCAATGAAACTTGACGCAGCAGCCTTCGGTGGTTCTGCTGGTGATGCGCTTGCCCTTCAGCCACGTGCTGGTGGTGCAACTGACACTACTCCTGCTGTTGGTGATACTTTCCCATTAACTGTTATTGCACGTATGTCACGTTTGTTGGATCAACAAAATGTGGATACTCAAGGCCGTTGGTTGGTAGTAGATCCAGTATTTATGGAACTTCTGAAAGACGAAGACTCACGTTTGTTTAACGCCGACTTCGGTGGTTCAGGCTTGGCTAATGGTCAAATCGGAATGAACATTCATGGTTTCCGTGTTTATCAATCAAACAACTTACCAGCCGTTGGTACAGGTCCGTCCTTTACAGGTACAAACTCTGCTGTCAACTACGGTATGATTGTTGCTGGTCACGATTCAGCCGTTGCAACTGCAGAGCAGATCAACAAGACTGAAACATATCGTGATCCAGATTCATTCGCTGACATTGTTCGTGGAATGCATCTATATGGTCGCAAGATCCTTCGTCCAGAAGCTCTTGTGAACGCTAAGTATCACTTGGCATAAGAGGAGAACTAGACAATGGCTACTATTACTGCACAACTAGCTCCTGCACATGGAGCTTCTTCACGTGGGCGTCAGCCTTACATGGTAGAGCAAACAATCGACCTAACGGCAAATAGCATTGCACCTGCTGATGTAGTACAAGCTATCACTGTTCCTGCAAATACTAAAATTATTGCTGCAGGTATTCAAGTGACAGCTTCCGCTACTATGAATACAGGTACAGATGCTACTGCTATCTTGGGTACAGCCGTAGACGATAATGAGTACGTGGCTGCTTTTGATATTGATGGTGCTGCAGATGGAGCGTATGCTCCTTCCGCTGCTGTAGCGGGTGATGTTGTCATTACTTCTGCAGATACACTTGACGTAACACTTGCAGGTTCTGGCGCATCATTTTCTGCAGGTACACTACGTGTATACGCTGTAATGATGGACGTTAGCGCACTAGGTGAGATGTCTGCTGACGAAGTAGGTCGTGACGCACTTGCGTAACTAAATAATTAAGGGGCTGCTTTCGGGTGGCCCTTTAACTACATAAGGATTTTAAAATGCGTAAGAAAAAAGGATATGCTTTAGGTGGTGTTACTACACCTGAACAAGAAGATAGTAGATACCGTCCTTCTGCTAATCGTGCACCTCAAGGCATGATGTCCTCACGAGGCACTGCTGCAGCTATGGGTTTGTATGATGGTGGTGTAGTAGTTAAAAAGAATTACTGTAATCCTGTAAAAATTGTAGATAATCGTAAAAAATAATGGCAGGTATTAACTTCAGGACAGCCAGCAAGTTTGCCGCAGTTACAGGTAACTCTGCTAGTAGTACTAGCAATCCTAATAATGCTACGGTATTATTTACTTGTCCTGAAAGTCACGAAGCTGAAATAGTTTTTCTTATGATAGCTAATGAAGATAGCTCTACATCTAACATAGGAATACAAGTATACCATGCAGATGACAACACTTACCATATGCTAGTAGGTGAAGAGTCTATAGCAGGTAATAACCATACACAGTTTATTGGTGGTGGGCCTTTGTTTTTACATGCAGGTGATAAGGTCTTAATATTTAGACACACTTCTTCACACAACTTTGATGCTACACTTTCTGCTAGATTATATTTTACACCTGCTAAAAGGTTATAACAATGAGTACTTTTCTTAGTCTAACTAACGAACTTTTACGTCGATTGAATGAAGTTCAAATTGACCAAGCAGACTTTGCTAACGTTAAAAACGTTCAAGCATTGGCTAAAGATTCTATTAACTCATCTATTCGTCAGATGCTTCAGGATGCTCAAGAGTGGCCTTTTACTTTAGTAACTTATGAGCAGACACTAGTCGCTGGCACTAATACATATGACTTTCCTGCTGACTACTCTAAAGCAGACTGGGATACATTTTATATTAAACAACTTACCTCAGAAAACAACACACCTAAAAAATTAAAATTAATTACATATGATCAATACTTATCTAAATTTAGAAGTGTAGAAGATTTAGGTGGAGATAATGGTAGATCTGATCCTGACTATGTTTATTTAACACAAGATACAAAGTTTGGAGTTACGCCTATACCAAATGCAGCGTATGTTATAGAGTATAGATATTGGAAGTATCCAGCAGATCTCACAGCTTATGATGATACAGCGATTATACCTGATAGATTTAAACATGTTGTTATTGATGGTGCTATGATGTATATGATGTTGTTTAGATCTAATGAACAAAGCGCATCTATGCACAGTAAAAAGTTTGAAGACGGTATTAAGATGATGCGTAGATTAGTTGTAGATCAACATATTAATGTTATATCTACAGTAATACAAAGGTCTAACTATACCGCAAATGTTGATAACTTTTAAGTATGGCTGACGCTTTACAAACATATGTCTCTGTTTGTGCAGGGGGTCTTGTTACTAACGTTGACCCACTTACTCAAAGTAACTCTTTGTCAGGCAGCGCAGTACGTCTAATTAACATGGAGCCATCTTTAGAAGGTGGTTACAGACGTATAAGCGGTTACGCAAACTCTTATGGTACACTTCCCGGTACTGGTAAAGTTTTAGGTCTTAATGTAAACGGTGAAATAAATCAAGGAATACTTGGTTGTAGAAAACCGTCCTCTGGAAATAACTACTTACATTGGTATAATCACTACTACGATGTAGCACTAGGATCAGGGCAAGGCTCTGGTTTTTCTGTAGGTGAAACTCTTACAGGTGTAGTTAGTTCAGGAGATGCAACTACAGTAGCAGCAACAGGTACTGTAATATCTAAAACTTCTGATGCTCTTGTAGTAGACTTTGGTAAATTGCCTAGTAATATCTTTGCTACAGGTAATGTTATTACAGGCGGTACATCTACTGCAACAGGTACAGTAGCAAGTACACCTACAGTCAAGGGTTGGCAAGCAGTATCATCTGCAGGTAGTCCTACCATGATAGGGGTTGACGTCGTAAGGTTTGAACGTTATAATTGGACTGAAGAAGTCCTGCTACTAACAGACGGTATTAACCCTGCTGCTAAGTATAACGGTACTACATACACACAGATTACACATACTAATGCTCCAAACAATCCACAGTTTGCTAGTGCCTTTGCAAATCACTTATGGTTAGCTGGAGATCCTGACGAACCATTTAATATTTATTTTTCATCCCCTAATGCTGATACAGACTTTGATCCAGCAAATGGGGCTGGTGTTATCAACATAGGCTTTACTGTAACTCAGTTAAAAGCATTTCGTAATCAACTTTATGTATTTGGTCAGAACCAGATTAAACGTATTGTTGGAGACAACTACTCTAACTTTAGTGTAGAAAATGTTACTAATGACTTGGGTTGTGTTGCTCCTGATACTGTAGTAGAATTTGGTGGTGACATTATCTTTCTTGGACCTGATGGTGTTAGACCTATTTCTGGAACTTCTCGCATTGGTGACGTTGAGCTTGAAACAGTATCTCGTGAAATACAAAAGACTTTTGAAAACTATACAGCTAACGAAGATGTTACAAAACTAAAAGCCCTAGTTATTCGTAGGAAGTCACAGTTTAGATTATTCTTTGAAGCTAATACTTCTTTGTCGTTACTGGCGGCTATTCGTAAAAGTTCTTCAGCACAGTCTACATTTGAATATAGTCAGCTTGTAGGCATTGAAGCAACAGCAGTAGCTAGTGGGTATGTAGGGCAGTTTGAGTTTGTACTGCATGGAGATACTACAGGTAAAGTATTTAAGCAAGAAGAAGGTAATTCTTTTGGTGGATCTGACATACTAAGTGTTTATCAAACTCCATTTTATTTTATGGGTGATCCAGAGTTACGTAAGATTTTTTACAGAGTTAAAACGTTTCTTAAATCAGAGGGTTCAACTTCAATATCTGTAGGCATAGAGTATAACTTTGGTGACTCAGAGATTGCTACACCAGCAAACTTTGATTTAAGTACCGCAGGTGCTGCATCTTTATTTGACGCAAGTTCAACTCTTTACGATGAAACAGATGTTTATGACGGAAACCCTACACCAATTAGAACTACTAACATAAGTGGGTCAGGCGATTCTATATCAGTAGCATATGTTACTAACGGTACAAACCCCAGCCATACCATACAGGCTGTTTCTATATTGTATGGTGCAGGGGATAGGAGATAAAAAGTGGCAGGATATACAAGACAATCTTCAGCAGATATTATTGCAACGGCTGTTGTTCGTGCTAACCCGCTGAACGTAGAGTACAATGCATTACGAGATGCATTTAACGCAAGCACAGGACATAAGCACGATGGTACTGCAGCAGAGGGTGCATATGTACCACTGATTGCAGACTCAGATGCTTTAAACAAAGTAGTTATTGATACATCAAACAATCGTGTTGGTGTATTCGTAGAGGTAGCTAGTGCTGCTGTAGAGCAAATACGTATTCAAGATGGTGCAGTCGTTCCTGTTACTAACAACGACATTGATCTTGGTACATCTAGTTTACAGTTTAAAGATTTATTTATTGATGGTACAGCTACAGTAGATGCACTGCAAGTAGATGCTAATGCTGTTGTTACAGGTAATCTTACAGTAAACGGTAATGCTACTCTGGGTAATGCCGCTAGTGACACTGTTACTATTACTGCTGACGTTGCTTCTCCACTACTACCTTCTGCTGATGACACGTATGACTTAGGTGCTGTAGGCTCTGAGTGGCGTAACTTGTACATTGACGGTACAGCTAACATTGATGCTCTCGTAGCAGATACTGCAGACATCAATGGTGGTACAGTTGATGGTGCTGTTATTGGTGGGGCTAGTGCTGCTGCTGGTACATTTACTTCTTTAACTGCTACAGGTACATCTACACTTACTACGGTAGATATTAATGGTGGTAATATTGATGGAACTATTATTGGTGCTGGTTCTGCTGCTGCTATTACAGGTACAACAATTACTGGTACATCTCTTGTAGGTCCAGTAACAGGTGATGTTACAGGCAATGCAGACACCGCTACTGCACTAGAAACGGCAAGAACTATAGGTGGTGTATCGTTCAACGGTACAGCTAACATCAATCTTCCCGGTGTAAATGCTTCAGGTAATCAGGATACTTCAGGTAATGCTGCTACAGCTACAGCCTTAGAGACTGCTCGTACTATTGGTGGAGTTAGCTTTAATGGTACATCTAATATTAATCTCGCAGGTGTAAACACTACAGGTAATCAAGATACGTCAGGCAATGCAGCTAGTGCGACTGTACTACAAACAGCAAGAACTATTGCAGGTAACTCTTTCAATGGCTCTGCTAATATTACTATTGCTGCTACAGATCTGTCCGACACAGACCAGAGTTTAGCTACAAGTGATAACGTACAGTTTGCTCAAGTAACTACTACAGGCAATGCTATTGTCGGTGGTGACTTAACTGTAAATGGTACTACAACAACAATCAACTCTAGTAACATGACTGTAGACGATCAGCTTATTGAGTTAGGTAATGGTCGTTCAGGTTCTGCTTCAGGTGATGCTGGTATTGTTATTGAACGTGGCAGTGATGCTAATGCTTTCATTGGCTTTGACGAAAGTGCAGATAAGTTTACTGTAGGTACTGGTACATTTACTGGTGCATCTACAGGCGATCTTACAATTACTACAGGCACACTTGTAGCCAATATTGAAGGTAATGTCACAGGTGCTGTTACAGGTAATGCTGATACAGCTACGGCCCTAGCAACCGCACGTACAATTGCTGGTCAATCTTTTGACGGTACGGCTAATATTACTATAGCTCCTACAGACCTTACGGGTGTAAATGCTACCGCTACTGAACTAAACATTATGGATGGCGATACGTCAGCTACATCTACTACTCTTGCAGATGCAGACAGAGTTGTAGTTAATGATGCTGGCACCATGAAGCAGGTAGCACTGACTGACTTTGAAACATACATGGAGACATCTTTAGATACTCTAAGTAATGTGACAACAGTAGGTGCTCTTAACAGTGGTAGTATTACAAGTGGCTTTGGTGCTATTGATGTTGGATCAAGTGCTATTGCTACTACAGGCACAATTAACTTTGGCTCATTAGCTGATGGTTCAATTACTATTACAGGCTTTGTAGATGAAGACGATATGTCATCTAACAGTGCTACACTTATTCCAACCCAACAGTCTGTAGAAGCTCGTATTCAAGCAGTCAATGGTACATCTAACAACGTAACAGGTCTTACTGCCACAGGTGCAGAGCTAAACACAGTAGCTGACTTTTCTGCTGTAAGTGTAGACACAAGTACTGCAATAGCTAGTAATGATGCCTTATTAGTATTTGACAATGGTAACGAAATAGGTTATCGTGATGTAGACTTACTTGATACATACTTCTCAGGTACAACTAAAACACTCACTAATAAAACTCTAACAAGTCCAGTAGTAACTGGTATGCACCTTAATGATTCAGGGTTTACTGTAGAAGGTTCTGGTGCAGATGGTAATGAAACTACTGTAGCCTTTACAAACCCAACTGCAGATCACACTATTACATTCCCTAATGCTACAGGTAATGTAGCTGTATTTGCTACTGCACCTACTGCAGCTATTACTGATGGTTCTGCAGGGCAGTTCTTAAAAACAGATGGCAGTGGTGCATTGAGCTTCGCCGCAGCGGGTGCTGATCTCTATGCTGCTAATGAAAGTAGTCCTACTGCACAGCCTTCAGCCACTGGCGCTAATGCAATCGCTATTGGTAATCAAGCTGTTAGCTCTGGTGCTGATAGTGTTGCTCTTGGTCACTCTAAGGCCGCAGGGGAAGACTCTTTTGCAGCAGCAATACAAAACAGTGACGGAACTTACGGCGCTTTAGAGGCGAGAAGTGTTGCTATCGGGAGCCAAGCTAAAGTTGCATCAGGTGCAACAGGTGGTTGCGTAGCTATCGGTAACTCTGCATTAGTTACAGGGAATACTGCTTCCGTAGCTGTTGGATTTGCAGCAACAGCTTCTGGTTCAGCATCTTCAGCTTTTGGAAGACAGGCGGTTGCGGCTGGTACTAGAAGTGTAACTGTAGGTAGAGGGTATTCTTCAGGAACCGACAGCTTTGCCGCAGGTATAGGGTCTACTAGCACTAGCAAAGGGGCATTACACGACTATTCTGTAGCTCTAGGTTATGAAGCTGTAACCACAGGCTCTAATCAAATTGCGTTAGGCGGTGGCAGTACAGCAGTTAGAGTATCAGAAGCCTACACCCTACCAACGGCTGATGGTTCTGCCAATCAGGTGCTTACCACGGATGGCTCAGGCGTAGTTAGCTTCGCAGATGCTGGTGGAGACCCTGATCTCTATCGTGACAATGCTGTTTCTGCGACTACCCCAACAGCAAGTGGTGATAATGCAGTAGCAATTGG